AAAACATCATATTTTAAAATACCAGGAGTAAATGTAGCTGTTTGTGTGTCTGTCAACGCTATAGAAACAGAACCAGCAGCACGATCAGTATAAGTTGTTGTAAAATCTGCATATTTTGTGGTGCGTGTTTCTTCCCAAACCTGTGCTTCTACTGTATATCCTGTTAAATTTATTGCTGCATCATTTCCATCTTTGAACAACAAGGGAATACTATGATCCGACCTACGTTGTAACGTAAAATTATATGTTCCAGGTTGAACTGCCATAATTAAAACTTAATAATGTACATCATAGCGATGTTGCGAGGTCTTGATTCAGAACCTCCAGCATTATTTATAGTAATTCCTACGTTTCCAGACATTGATAAGTTTCCACTATTTTGTATGGCTGTAGTAGATTTTCCTGAATTAGAAGTGTGATAACCACATTCATAGGATTGACCACTTCCTAAAGTAATATTGGTACTACCACTAGCTTGTCCTGATAATGATATTCTTCTTATATCGTGATCGTGGTTTGCACCTGAAACAGTAATACTAGAATTACCGTAACTATGATTGTGACTTTGGTTTGAAGTGCCTTGAGGATCATTAATACTTCTTCCACTGTCCACACCTCTTCCATTATCAAAACCTCTGACAAATTCACCTCTTAAGTCAGGTAAATTAAAAGTACTAGAACCGTTACCCGTTCCATAAGTAGTTCCTATAACAGCAAATAAAGCTGCATATGTTCCAGTTCTAGCTACTTCTGCTCCGTTACACTCTAGATAACCTGTTGGTACACTAGCTACTGCCATACAAAATACAGAGCCTACAGGAACACCTTGTACTGTTGTAAATGTTAAAGCTCCAGAACCATTTGTCTGCAAAAATTGACCGTTTGTACCATCTGCTCCAGGTAAAGTAAAAGTTACATTTGCATTGACAGAAGCAGGTGATTTTAAGGCAACGAAAGGAGCACCACTAGAATCTTGAAATCTAATTGGTAATCCATTACTCATATCTAATCCACTATCACTAATTTCTACTCTCTCAACACCAGCAGTTGCAAAACCTATGGTATTAGCTCCAACTCTAAATATTCCTGTATCTGGATCTCCGTCAAATGCTATGGCTGGAGTGCTTGCGCCAGTGGCATCATCAGCTAAAAGCTGACCTGTCATCGTACCACCTGCTCTTGGTAATAATCCTAAATTGGCAGAATTTATAGATCCAACAACTACAAAAGCATTATTAGCTGCATTTCTTATTTTTAAATTATTGTTATCTGCTGTATCAACATAAGGCATAAATGCCTCTGGATTTGAGGGGTCAGAACCACCACTATTAAGAGTTTTTATTGCATCAAATACCGCATTGAGGTCACTTCTTACAGAAGCACCTGACGCATTGGCTATATTGTAGTCTGATACCTGACTCATTTAGAGAATACTTTTCTCCATATTACACCCCTTTACCATATCCTACAGCTTGAAATGTAAATTTTTTGTTTACTGGGTTATTTGAACTATCTAATATTTTTATATTAAATCCTGTACCAGTAACTACATTTCCTGCTGCATTAAGAAAATCACCATTTGAATCTGTTTTAATTACAAAATACTCACCACCAGTAGCACCCATGATTGTAATTCCAACAGAGGGTTTAAATTGATTTAAGCCTCCCAAACCACTAACACCTGTAAAAAATGGTTTAGCAAATGTTACATCTAGTCCAGAAGTAGAAGTTCCAGAATTTTGAGGCAGTGTAGATGTGCTGCCTCCTGTCTGATAATTCTGTTCTGTTCTTGATTGAAATTCTGCTGTATAACCTGCTTGCTGTACGTTCATGTTTTGTGAAACGTTAGTTGTTTCTAAAACTAATTTAAACTTAAATCTACGACCTTTAAATGTTCCATTAGCAAAATTATTAAACGATCCAAAACTTCCTGATGCTGTTTGTGATGTAGCTACTTGTATCTGACAGTTTACTTCATTAGCTGCTGGACCATCAAAGTTACCATCAATAGCATAGTCATCCCAGAAAGATCCACTAGGAATAATAGTTTCTATATCTGTACCGATTACAAAACCAACAGAACGTATAACTCTTTTTAAATCAAGAGAAAATACACCTTGCAAATCTAATACATCTTTAAAAGCATATTCTCCTGTTGCATTTGTAGCTGGGTTAGAAAGTTGTAACGCACTAGTTTCAGTATTAAATGCTGTATTAGTATCTGTTCCTTGAAATCCAGGAGTATCTAAATCTTCTCTATCTTGCAATATGACCTGAGTATCAATAAGATCAGGCAGATCTTGTATTACACTGGTTTCTCCAGTGCTAAAGTTTCCCTGGTCATCTTGAAATTTAAGAATATACTCACCATCTAAAGATGGAACAACAACATCTGTAGTGTTACCAGCAAGAGCAGTAACAAGATCAACGGAGTTTTGGAACGTACCTGTGCCATCTGTTAAATTACTATGTCTTACATAAACTCTTCCGCCATGTAAAACATCAGCATCTACGGATTTTGTCCATCTAAGTCTTACTAACTTATTAGTAATTGGTTCCATAGATAAATTCTGAACATTTCCAGGGGGTTCAGTTTTACCAACAGCATTGAATACTAAGTCAGTTGATGTTGCAGATAACTTTAATGCAGCATTATATGAATAAACTTTAAACTCGTAAACTCCAGCTTCAGTATTTGTTAATTCAAAATCAGGTCTGAAAACAATTTCACTTACCCAGTTTGTATCGTTAAATCTATATTGAACAAGATATTGACTTACTCCTGTAACTGATACCCAAGATAAAATTAATTTAGTTACTGCAAGAGCATTTATTACAACAATTCTTTCGGATGCCTGTAAATTAGATGGTGGATCTTTTAATTCATTTAACAAGGATATATTTCTTGCAGGTAAACTTATCCCAGATTCAATATTTGCATACTTTCCATCAATATATGTCAAAGCTGTTATGGCATAGTTAATACCATCTTGTTCTTCAACACTTATCACTCTAAATGTTTGTGCTTCTAAAGTAGAACTTTGAAGTAACCATATAGAATTTACATTTGGTGCTTCTGTAAACGAAGGGTTACCTGTCGATCCATCTCTTCTCGTTACATTATTGACAGTTATAACGGAGCCAACAATTCCTGTAACGGTTCCAAACTCAACGCTCCCGTCAGGTAATATAACACTGCACTTTTTATTTGTTCCTGTAAATGTATCTAAATCTGTTGTATTATCTACGGTAATTTGCGTAGTAGTTGCTGCATTTATTCTGCCCGATCTTCTTTCACCGCCACGAACAGGATCGTTAACAGAAATAACAGATCCAGGTCTTACGATTGCACCAGCATCTATTGATGTTGTAAAACTAATAACTTCTGATTCATTCTGCTCACTAAATAATATTGCTTTACCTAATCTTTGAGCCTGACCACGAGATGTACAGGCAAAGGCTTTTACATCTTTTTTGACTATTCCTAGTTTTGCTTGTGCAGCAGTATCTTCTACAACTTCATAATCTATCTCTCTACTATCCATATTGAAATAACTAACAGAGATTACAGAATGTCTTTGTTTTAAACTACTACCAGAATATGAAAACCCGCCTTCACCCACGTTTGCCAAGCTAAATAAATAACTTGCATCTGTCGGTTTATCTTGTGTAATAGTGACAGAACCTTCCGACCAAATAGGAAAACATCTCATAACACCAGCTAATTCATTTATTAACTGATACGCTTCCATAGATCCTTGTAAGTTTACATTACAACTAAACCTTGCTTCTTGTCCTCCAAATCCATCTGATACCAATTCATTTGCGTATCTACTAGCTGCAACAAAACTAAATAAGTCTAAGCTGCTATCTGTTATATGCGTTCCAAATCCATACCTTTCAGTAGTTAATAAGTCAAGTAATATCATTGCAGGACACGAACACCAAACAGCAGCACCCATCGTTCCATTGAAAATATAATTACTTGGATAAATAATTCTGCCTGTCTGCAAATCAACAGTAGGCGTACCAGAATTAGATGCACCTGCCCCTGGTATTCTTACTTTTACACCACGAATACGAAAAGCTCGTTTTGGTATAGAACTAAACTGTTCAGAATCTATGCGTAAATTTGTATATGCACTATTTGGATAAGTTTGTTTATCGTCTATTAATAATTGAATTAAACTTACATTAAAAGCATCTACAATATTACTTCCTGAAGGTCTATCATCAGTGACTCGTTCAATTTTTACATCTGCTGAAGTATATCCATCTAGTAAATCAACTCTATATTCTTTTGAATACGCATCTGCTGTTCTACCTTTTATTACATCTGTAAGTCTTTCTTCAAAAGAAGTTTGGTTTACTGTAGGAGTAGTTTGACGAGTAGATATTTTTAACTTAACTCTAGAACCTAATATATCATTTTCATCTGTAACCTTTTGAATTATGGGAAAAGTAACTGTAACTTTTACAGCATCTTTTCCTGTAGGTAAAGCCCTTGAAACACCACCACCGCTTTTACTACATAAAACTGAACTGAATCCTGCTAATGGACTTGGATTTGGCTGTTCTAATCCAGCAATATGTGATTGGTTACTTGTTCCAAAACGAGGTATAAATTCTACGTTTTGAAAATTAAAATCTGCTGTTTGTGGATTAGAATTACTGGCACTCGATCTAAGAATAGGAGTATCATTCAAAAATATATCTTTTAATGCTGCATTGTTATAAGCTGTCGATCCTTTTGTGAGTCCTGCTTTTGATGGAGTAGCAAAACCTTCTATCTCTCCTTCAGATAATAAATCTTGAATCGTGGCAAATTGTCTGCTGTTTAAAGTATCAGGTGCTCTTGTTGGTTGTCGGGGAGGAGGCGGTGCACCACCAGAACCTCTAATAATTTTATTTGTCATGCTTTTACTTGATTAGTGTCAATACCAGCAGAGATAACAACCGATCCTGTTACTATCTCACCATAAGCTATTGGATGAGAAGTACCAGCCCTAGATGTATTTTGCACCCCAGAAAAACTAAATGATATTCTTGGATCTTCTTCATTTGAAAAGTCGGGTAAGTCTGGTAAAGGAAATAACATTTCAGATACACCCGTTAAAGTTAATGCTGCACCTATTCCAAATAAACCTTTAGATAAAGCCCCTCCTGTTATTCCTGCTTTCGTAAACGCTATAGAACCAGGAACGGCAAAAGCTAATCCGATCATTGCTACCCCTAATAATGCTTTACCTACACCTCCAGCACCGCTAATAATAGGAACAATACTCACATCTGACTGTCCTATCGGATCATGTATTTCAGTCTCACCAATATCATAGTCATCAACAAGCACTTTATAATATTTATCTGCCATATGTGCTTCTAATTTTGGAAAGTTGCTAACAAGAAAACGTATTGCATCAGCAGTAGAATTTATTACAGCTTCTAATTCTTTATGACCTATAAAGTCAGCTAATTCTCCGTAAAGTTTAACTTTTCTGAGCATAGCGATACCTCTTACCAGTACATTTTAACAACCACTCAGAG